AAGCTGACTACTACCCACGTGGTGTCGCTTCAATTATGGATATTATCCATGCCAAGACGTTTCGTCTTTGGTCAGTTCTTGAAGCTATGGAAAATGATCCAGACTATGAACCAAATTTTGAATCAGTTGAAGATTCATTTAAAGATCTAATTAACTATGCTTCGTTTGGTGTAGCATATTCACGTGGTAAGATCCCTGGACAAAATCCAGAACGTGATTTTCTAAATCGTGAAATCAAAAAAGAAGGTGAATAATGGCATATAAACAAGTGAAAGATATCCGTCAGTTCTTTATTGACGAACTAAACGATAAAGCATTTACTATTGATAAAACTGGTCAAAAAACTATTGAGTTGATTGGTGCATCTTTTGTTGCAGACCAACCAGCTATCTTTGGTGAACCAAGTACTGAATATATCAAAAAAGAAATCGCATGGTACGAAAGTCAGTCTCTTAACATTAACGATATTTATGGAGAAGAACGAGATGCTCCCGCCGCTTGGAAATATGCTGCTGATCGCCACGGCAATATTAATTCTAATTATGGCAAATTAATCTTTTCAGAACAATATTACGATCAATTTAATTCTACAGTATGTGAACTTGATAATAATAGAGATACTCGTAGAGCTATGATGATTTATAATCGTCCATCAATCTGGACTGAATTTAATGAGAATGGTAAATCAGATTTTATTTGCACAAACGCAGTGTCCTATTATATTCGTGAAGATATGCTAAATTGTGTTGTTCAAATGCGATCTAATGATGTTGTGTTTGGCTATAAAAATGATTATGCTTGGCAAGAATACGTACAGCAAAAAGTGTGTGATGCCTATAATAAAATGAATCCCTTTGATCAAATTGGTCCAGGTATTATTATCTGGCAAGTACAGAACTTACATGTCTATGAACGTCATTTTGATTTAGTCAAACCTGGATTTAATAACCAAATGGAATTTGATTGGCGAGCAGTATAGTGAGTAACGTATTTGTATCTGATGAATGGCATGAGCGCTACTTAAATTTAGCTCGTGAAATTTCTACTTGGTCTAAAGATCCATCACGCAAGATTGGCGCAGTCGCTATTGGATCTAAAGGTCAGGTGCTTGCTCAAGGTTATAACGGTTTTCCTCGTGGAATTGATGACGATCCAGTTAGACTAGAAAATCGTGAGCTTAAATATAAGTACGTAGTTCACGCTGAAATGAATTTAATATATAATGCTACGTACAATGGTGTATCCCTTAATGGATCTACCGTATATGTTACTGGATTGCCAGTATGTTCTGAGTGCGCGAAGGGTCTTATTCAGGTTGGAGTTAAAGAAGTTATTATGCCGGCCGAAGATATTTCAACCGCGCTTGACACTTGGAAAGAGTCATTTGAATTAACCACAGCTTTGTTTGAAGAAGCTGGCATTAAATGGAGAGCTATATAATGGACCATATAATTATTCCTACGCTTGGACGCATGGACAAGCAAGTCACATATAATAATCTACCAGACAGATATAAAGACATTACTAAATTTGTCGTACAAGTTCATGAATATGAACCAATGAAAGAACGATATGGTGATAAGGTACTATGTCTACCTAAAGAAGTAAACCGTATTGCTCCAACTCGTGAATGGATCTTTAATACGTTTAAAGACACTCGTCATATGGTATTTGACGATGATTTAGATTTTGTTGTGAAAGAACCAAATCCTGGCGAAGGTACTAAATGGTTATCTCGTCGTTTTACTGACGAAGATTTTACCGAAGCATTTGGTCTTTTAGAACAATGGATGGATGAAGGTATTGCTTATGGTGGATTCTTACCAGCTTGGGTTATCCCAGATGTCAAGCAATGGCCAGTTCGTGAATGTCAACGTATGATGACTAACTGGTTCTTTAATGGTCCAAAAATTCCACGTGATTTAGAATGGAGTCGAGTAGCTGCTGCCGAAGACTTTGACGTAAATCTTCAGCTTCTAACTCGTGGATTTAAGAATCGTATTAGTTCTAAATATATGGTAACATGTTCAGAAACAAATGCAGAAGGTGGTTGTTCTACATGGCGTACTCTTGAAGTGCATAATGAAGCTCAATTGCTTCTTGCTGAATTGTGGCCAGACTTTGTTAAAGTACGAGAAAAGATTGTTCCATCTGGACCGTGGAAAGGTCAAGTTAAATTGGCAACTACTATTCAACATAAAAAAGCATATGAGTCTAGTCAAGTTAATAGCTTGGAGGAATTTTTTGGATGAAATATGCGAGTATTGTACCTCTTATTGGAGGCGAAACCATTGCAATGGAAAATGCATTTGGAAAAAGACCGGAGTACATTTTAAGTTATGAGCCATTTCAACACAACGATCTTCATATTGTCAACCACTATAAGGGAGAGGTTCCTTACCATTTGCTTGATGGCGATAACAGTTCCTCTAATTATCCCTATGTCGATGTTGTTAATACTGTTTGTCCTTGCGCTGGTCTTAGCAGCTTATCTCCTTCGGCTAGTAGTACAAATAGCGCTAATGATTGGATGTTTGTTACTTCTGAGTATGTCTTGGGTACTATGGCTCCTCGAGTCTTCTGGGGTGAAAATGCCCCACGCTTGGCAAGTAAAATGGGAGAACCTGTCGTTCAACGTCTTAGAAAAATTGGAGAAAAGTATGGATACACCTTTACTATCTACAAAACGAAATCCATTTTACACGGGCTCTCACAAGTAAGAGATCGTACGTTTTATTTTTTCTGGAAGGACGATAGAGTACCTGTTTTTGAATATATAGAAAGGGTACACGAAAAGATTGAGGAAACGATACGCTCCGTGAAGCGGGATCCCGATGATCCAATGAGTCAAGTCCTCACAAACTCTCGAGTCCCATCTGAGAATCCTTTTTATAGGTACGTACTTGAAGAAATTGAAGGAGGTATTACTCATAAAGAGTTCTCTGCTAAGATTGAAAGAACTACAAATCCATTAGACTATATTGAGTCCAAAGGGATCAAATATAGAAAAGTAGCTGAATGGATGGAAGAGCATGGTTACGAACGTGAGGCAGCTAAGTGCAAACGTATGCATGATAAACTCGCATCAGGTGGTAACATTATGCGTAAAAATACAGAAATTCCTAAAAACTTTATTGGCGCCTTCGTAGGCCATATGCCAACCTCTATTGCTCACCCTGATGAAGATAGGTATTTAACCATACGTGAAGCAATGTCAATTATGAAACTACCCGAAGATTTTCAATTGACAGGAGGTCTCAAAAACCTAAATCATATCTGTCAAAATGTACCAGTTACTACGGCTACAGATATGGCAAATCAAGTTAAAAAATACCTAGATAATGAACTAGATTCTATTGATACCAATTTTATGATTCAAGACAATAAAACTAAAACATTAAATTACGAACAAATTGGTGTACAATTGGATCAATTTATGGTATAATAATAGTATTATTACCAAGGAGAAATATATGTCTATAATGGATAAATTGAAAAAGAACTCAAAGGTGAAGACCACCTCGGTTCTATCTGAGTCGCAATTCTTTAATGAAAAAGATCAAATTGCGACTGATGTACCAATGGTAAACGTGGCTTTATCTGGTTCTATTGATGGAGGTTTGGCACCAGGTCTTACTGTTCTTGCCGGTCCATCAAAACACTTTAAGACGTCTTTTGCTTTGCTTATGGCAAGTGCTTATCTTAAAAAGTATAGTGATGCTGTACTTCTTTTCTATGATTCAGAGTTTGGTTCACCTCAATCTTACTTTGAAACATTTGGTATTGATACCGAACGAGTACTTCATACTCCGGTAATGAATATCGAAGAACTTAAGTTTGATCTAATTAATCAGCTTGAAAATATCGATCGTAAAGATCGTGTAGTAGTCGTAATTGACTCCATTGGTAATATTGCATCTAAGAAAGAACTTGAAGATGCAATCAATGAAAAGTCTGTTGCTGATATGTCTCGTGCTAAGCAACTTAAATCTTTGTTCCGTATGACTACTCCTTATCTAACAATGAAAGATATTCCATTGTTGGCTATTAACCATACCTATAAAGAACAATCTTTGTTTCCAAAAGATATTGTATCTGGTGGTACTGGTGTCTACTATTCTGCCGATAACATTTGGATCCTTGGTAGACGTCAAAACAAAAAAGGTACTGAAATCACTGGTTACGATTTCGTAATCAATGTAGAAAAGTCTCGTTTTGTGAAAGAAAAATCTAAGATTCCTGTATCTGTTTCTTGGGAAGGTGGTATTGAAAAATACTCAGGTCTACTTGAAGTTGCCCTTGCTGGTAACTATGTTACGAAACCAAAAGTTGGTTGGTACGCTCGAGTTAATCAAGAAACGGGCGAAATTGAAGAAAAGAATTTTCGCGAAGCTCAAACTCTATCTGAAGAGTTTTGGGATCCTATCTTCAACAATACCGATTTTAAAGAGTTTGTCAAAAAACAATTTACAATTGGCCATAAAAGTGTGATCGAAGGGGATTTACTTTCTGATGAAGATGATGTATAATGATATTACTCTTGATGATTACACCTTTGCAGATAACGGCTTCAACGAATTATGGGCTGTTAAACTGCTTACTAAATATGAAGGTGTAGTCTATTGCTATGGAAAGGTTACAGCTAAGATAGATGAAATCGCGAACAATGGTGACGGTATTGCTTCTCTTAAGTTTCAATTCGACATTATTGATTCAGGTGAATTTGATAAAACAGAACTTGAAGAGTCTAAAGATTTCAAAAACTATCTTGGTGATGTACTTAACCATATTTTACAAGATGCATTTGAAAATGACAAATACAGGATAGGTGATGGCGAAAATCCAAACAACAATACTCAGGAACTTACTAACGAATGAAGAATTTACTCGACGAGTAATTCCATATCTAAAAAAAGAATATTTCGAAGATGACCATAGAATCGTGTTTAACACGATTGTTGGTTATGTAGGTAAATATAATCGTATCCCTACTCGTGAAGCTCTAAACATTGAGTTATCTGATTCAAACGTAAGAGAAGATCAAATCCAAGCTGCAGCAGCTTTGGTTAATGAAGTCTCAAATCCAGAGCCAGCTGATATGGAATGGCTTCTAGAAAAAACAGAAAAGTGGTGTCAAGATCGCGCTGTCTTTTTATCCATTATGAAATCTATCGAGATTATTAATGGCAAAACAGATCTAACTTCAAACGCAATACCAGATATTCTAAGTAATGCTCTATCTGTTTCCTTTGACCAAAATATTGGCCACGACTATATAAATAATTCAGACGATCGTTTTGATTTCTATCATCGCGATGAGGCAAGAATGCCATTTGATCTTGAGTACTTTAATAAAATAACAAAAGGTGGATTACCCAACAAAACACTCAATATTGCACTGGCTGGAACTGGTGTAGGTAAATCATTATTCATGTGTCAC